GTGTAAGGTCATGACACTTTTATGTACGAATAAGTGTAAAAGGTTGGGGGAGTTTTGACGTCCCCCGCATGATTTTTGTCAGTTTGAACTTAAAAATTTGCAGCTTGTAACATCACAATTAATGGCGCCAATCCTAATATGATTGTAGCTGTTAATAGACATAGTGTGCAATTCTTTAAGGTCTCGGCAACGTCTTCATACTTATTCATGTATTGAATAATATGTTTCATGTTGTTCTCCAGTAGTAATATTTAAATTATCTACCAAGTTTCGCTGCTCACCGGAGTTACTCTTGCAAGAACTCCTTCTTCTTTGATGCCCCAGCAGACCCTATTTCGATCTTCCTAGGACGCCTCTCTTCTGGAACTTCAACTCTGGCATTCACCACAAGTATTCCGTTCTCAAGATTGGCACCGTCAATCACAACAAATTCAGAGAGTCGGAAGGACTTCTCAAATTTGCGGGATGAAATTCCCTTATGCGCATATTCGCGTGAATCATTATCTTTGTTTCCCTTCACTAGTAAAATCCCGTCCTTCACTTCTATTGCAATGTCCTCTTCCGAGAATCCTGCAACGGCAAGTTCAATGATGAAATTTTCATTATCAACCTTCACAACATTGTGTGGGGGATAATTGTCTTGGGACTTTCCAGCTGAGTGGATCCTCTCAAGTTCGTGTAGTATTGGGTCAAACCCGATGAATAACGAACGCGGCACGTTCATAGTATTTCTTACCATTTTTATTTCTCCTTAGTTAAGCAAGTTAAATGTGGTCCCGACAATTCGGCAACCACATTTATTTATACAACTTTCGTTGTTAGTTTAGACACTTTTTACAAACTTTATTAAGTCTGCTGCATTTCATTAGTTTATGAAATGATTTCCAAATGTCATTTATTCTTTTCTCCATTACTGTTACCTATATTATATTTAGGACACAGCTCCCATTGCGATTTCTCTTTAAATGGAATGACCTTTATCTGACGCAATGGGGCAAGACTCTCTACAGTTCCTGGTTTTAGTATAGTAACTAGTCCCCAGTCAGCTAGTAAAGTAGTAATTGTGTTCCTACGTTCTAGGTCATTCTCTATCAAGTTAGAAGGTTTCCCATCTAACAAGAATAGTTCTTTGAAGTGTACAATAAAGTATCTACCCTGCTTGTGCAGAATATGACACGATTGGTACAACTTTTGATCTTTGCGCGAGGCAACTCCGATTCGGGTTAATGTTTCCCTAATCTTTAAAAAGTCGTCTGGCTCGTTGAGGGTGATTTCCAGCATGTCCGCTGGTACCCAGTTTTTGATTTCAGTATTTTCGTTTTCCACCTTTATAAATCCTTTGTTTCAATAGTTCAATTTGTTCATTATTAAATAATCGCAAAACAGATTTAGCCTTTTCATTACTATATCCATAATATTCTTTAATGAGTTCTAGGTTATCAACCTCCCGTGGTTTCAGCCACTTGGAGAACCTTTTCTTCTTCCTAATTATATTTATAAGAAAATGATATTGAAGCTTATTGTCTATATGGTGGTTAACATTCATTTCATTAGCATATAGAACCGTGTCATTAAAGTAGGATAGTGCCCTATTAACCATGAAGGCTGGATAAGCCTTCTCGGTAATATCATCGGGCATTATATCTTTCTTAGTGACATTAATGCTGTTTACATAATCAAAGGGGTTACTCACTTGAACTTCACCTGCGACATAATTTCAGTACAGCATGCTACGATATTCAACTCGTGATCGGCAACGAAAGCATTCTTATACTGGTAGTCTGCAAGAATGAGAACTAGCTGAGGTATACTTTGTGGGTCTACGTGATCAGCCATGTTGTCATATATCTTACGGAATACAGCAGCAGGTTCAGTGTCAATATTGTCTGCAACCCATTGACGCATTTTCTTAAAGTCTTTGCGTTGTAGGGATTGCATTAGTTCATTAACCGATACATCAGATAGGGTAACCAATATGCCCGTATCAATAGTACCAGAAACTGAATATCTTTGTAACTCGTTTAGGACTCTACGCCAATCTGGCATATGTTTCATAATGAGTTCTGCAACTACAGGCACATCATATGTTACACCTTCTGTATCAAGAATGAATTGAACTCTCTTTAGCATTTGGCCGCAGAGGACTCCAGAATCTTTCTTGGACATATTGAATTCTATAACAGAACATCTACTATGTAGTGGTTCAATGATACGGTTCTTAAAGTTACAAGTTAATATAAACCTACAGTTTGCACTGAATTCTTCAATGAATCCACGTAATGCAGGTTGTGTTGATTGTGGATTAAGGTAGTCAGCCTCGTCAAGTATCACTACTTTATAGCCACCCTGTAGGGAGACCGACGAGGCAAACTTCTTAATCTTATTTCGGAGAGTATCAATACCAGATTCTTCGGATCCGTTAATTAACAGATAGTCTAAATCAAGTTCGTTACACAGAGCCTTAGCAATAGTTGTTTTACCCGTACCGGCTGTGCCGGTGAGCAGCATGTTGTGAAGTGCACCCCCTTTAACAACATCTGCAAAAGTTTGCTTGATTGCATGTGGTAAAATTGTGTCACTAATTTTCTGTGGTCGATACTTCTCTACCCATAAGAAATCATCCATTATAGTACTTCCCAACCAGTAACTGTAGAGAGTCTAAACGACCTCCAAGCTTCCTTGTCGAGCGCCCATGCAGCTAGATGATCCGTTTCAGCCGATACCGCTTCTACCACAATCTTCTGTCCATGTGCTTCTAAAACCACTGGGTTCAGAGTACAGGGCATAACGCGTATTTCGTCTGTGTTAATTTTAGTAAAGGTTACTGTAACAGTACCTTGTTTGAGTGCCTCAATGAGGCGAGAGGTTTCATTGCGATCCATAATAAACTCCATAATAAAAAAATAAAGGGGCCATTGCTGACCCCCAATAGATTAAGCTTCGGTTGAAGCCTCATCGGCTGCAGCTTCGGGAGCATCTACACTCTCGTCACCATCAGTTTTAGGAGCGGCAGCTTCTAAGAAGGCTACAGTCCTGTTCCTCAATGACCCGACTGATTCCAGTTCTGGGCCTTCAAAACCTCCACGCTTTGAACAAATATCAATAATTTGTACCATCGCTTGGATGTCCTGTAGAGACAGTTGAGGTGCCTCTGTTTCTGTGGTTTCTACCACGTTTGCTTCTTCAGTCATTTTGTTTCTCCTTTGCAAAGTTAGACTAATTTAGAAGTTCCCGAACATTCGGCAAACTTCATATTATCCCCATCATTATAATGGGAGATTCGGTTTGTGTACTTATATTTATACACCGTAGCTACTTGTTCTTTCAAGAGCTATAAAATATTCTACTGGGTAATCTGTATTCTGCCAATTTGAAATCAACTTAGAGCTGATAGAGACATAGTAGTCACCTGGTAGTAGTTTCAAGTTTGGGATGTTAACCACAAAATTGAATTGTTCTTTACATGAATTGTCTTTGTCGACCACAATATCAAAGGTATTAGCCGTCGCGTCTTTAACATCTAAGACACTAGCTGTAATCATACCATTGTCACCCTTTAGGGATAGTTCGGTATGACCCAAGACTGCTGCTGCCTTCTTGATTTGATCCAATACTTTCTGTGATAGATTAATTCCAACTTCCGCATTAGGCATCGTAATGTCCTTAGTCGGTTGAGTTAGAATCTCTGTCTCAGCAAAGAAGTATTTAATCTTCTGGTCACCATTAGACATAGACACTGACTTGTCATCAAACGTCAGGGCCGCATTTTCAATAAGGCCATGTACTGATAGGAATTCATTTAAGTCATAGACTCCAAACTCCACTGGAAAGTCCTCAGTGATTTCAGCCGTAGCCATAATGTTCTTGGCCTCTGAAATTGTCTTCACCTTCTGGCCTGGTTTTAGTACTAGGTTGGGATTAACACTAGCAAAGTTTTGTAATACCTTTAGGGTATCGTCTGAAATAATCATTATATTCTCCTGTTATTCATAAGTTATATTATAACACATTTACTGGTAAAAGTAAAGGGTTATTTTCATTCATTGTCATACATGCGATCATGTTCATACAGTGCAAGTAATCCGTAGTGTAATACCTTCATAAGGTCCTTTCGGTAGTCCTCAGGTGTCTCACCTTTCTTTCCATAACGTGCATTATACTTATCCACGTTACCTAGAAAGAAACCCATACCATGGCCGCGATCAATAATGACTTCGGAAGATTGTAATCCTCCTTGTCCATAATGTTGTCCGTAGGTAGAATCTATATATTGTTGGAGCTCTTCAATAAGAGCTCCTTCATTAAATTTGTAGTCTATCATTAAGCTGTTTTAGCTCCCTTAGTTGAATTTTCTTTCAATGACATCGCAACTAAATTCCATCGTCTATTGTTTTGTGAGTTATTATCATCATGGTCTATTACCATAAAGTCCCAGACAAAATCTTCGCGTTGTTTATTGTTAAGCGCTTTCCAAGCTTTAAAGCCTCCTGGGAATTTTTTTGGCACGGGCTCTTTAGTCCAATCAGTAAATGTCGCATAGATCCATCTATGCAAAGGCTGATTATCAGCAAACTGAGTGTATCCTAATTTAGTCTTAGTTTTACCACTCTTAGTTTTTGACTTAGTCTTAGCTGTCCAACCAGCTTTCTTGCCCTTATGATCCATAACAAATCCATTAGTGTGCAGTAGGTATGGTCGGTCATTAACTATAACTATTTTACATTTAGTTGGATCAATCATTATATTGTTGCCTCTTCAATAATAAGTTCATCGTTTAATATCACACCTTGATCAACCTTTGTGTAAAGGTCCAAGAAGGCCGTTTTAGTATCATCGTCAAACCTTGCGATACATAGGTCAAGGGACTTCATCTTATCATTAAAGATAGAGAAGGTCTGGACAATGTGG